GAATCTATTTTGCAAGGCAGGATAGAGACTAAGGGACCGGCTACCTAACCTAAACCTCCGTTCCGCCCGAGGATCGGCCCCATACCGACCGCGTGTAGTGCGATAGCCCCTGTGTCAATCTACACCCGTTCGATCGGGTCTACTGTCTCCTTTCATATCAAGAAAATCAATGTTCAAAACATCAACTTTCCTGATACTACGGAAGACAGTAGTATCAGAAGTATTCGAGCGGTCCTGGGTCAAACTATATCAGTTTGCCCTAGGCGCTCTGGGAGTCTCCGTGGGCCTGCTTGCTTCCGTCCCTGTCTTCTTCAAGAGAGTGGATAAGATCCATTTCTCTCGAGGGAAACCGGGGGTAAGCATCTACCTTAAAGAATGTACAAGAGTACTGCTCAAGTTTCTTAGTGGGGACCCTTCCAAGGTCTCCATCATTAAACTTAGAGCAGGTCTCCCTCTTATCCTCCCCGGACCCATCCGGAAGGGGATAATGAAGGGTGATCTCTTGTCCATTCGGGTAGCTCTGACACTATGTGGGTTTGCCAGGGTTATCTTCCACGAGGGACCGATTAAGTTTCAAACTGTAGTTGATCCGTCCACATGGGGAGTACCGAAAACTCCTCTGCGGGCGAAGAAGCTACAGCAAGAAATTTCGTCGGCTCTGAAGGGATTGAAGGTAAGGCCATACACGAAACCTGTTGAGGAACCAGCGATACTTCATCGAAGTAATCGTATGGGCCCCAACGGGCATAGTGTGTTGGCCGCCCATTGGGACGCTCTCGTTCTTAAGGAGAGCGGGCTGTGGCAGTCTTTCATAGAACTGGCACGAGCCCTGGGCGTTCCAACCCAGGTTCAGAAGGTGACAACCTTGGCCCAGCTGAGTTCTGAGTGGCTAAAAGCACGTCCTTCCTTCCCTCGCTTCACTCCGGAGCATCAACTCGTTTTAGGACGATTTGGTGTTAAGGATGAAGCAGGGGGGAAGAAACGACTTTTCGCCATTTCAGATTACTTTACCCAGTCCGTCTGTAAGCCCTTGCACCAGTATCTTATGGAGATACTGAGGCATTTGCCTATGGACGGAACGTGGGACCAAGGTCGTGCCTCCGACCGAGTCCGAGCGTGGACGGCCGATAAGCAGAACAAGCTGTTCTGCTACGATTTATCGGCGGCCACGGATCGGTTCCCGGCGGAGTTCACGGTCCTTGTGCTGGGCAACCTTATAGGGGTCAGTGCAGCTAAAAGTTGGTTATCCCTACTGACTGATAGATTGTACTGGCACAAAGGTAAAAGCTACCGCTACAACTGTGG